GAGGCGCTACCTGCTGAATCCGCTTCTCTTTCAGCGACACTCGTGCTTCTTTGAACGACTCTGCGATCGTATCGTATGCGCCCATTACCCGGAATAGCGCACGCGTGGTGCGTACCTGGTTGGTGTTTCTCCGCGTGCAGATGGCGACTGGTTATAGAAATTCTGGAGCCAGGGGAAGTCCTTTAGGTAGTCTGGGTACAGCCCAATGTCCTGCCCACTTTGCAACCCGCGACCATAGGCGGATGTGTAGTCGCCGTAAATGCGATTACTTTGGCCGCGAAAGTATTCCTTCATCGCCGTGTTGCCCGTTTGCGGGATCGAGGCGTAGAACTGTTCAGTTGGCGTTCCGTCGTAGAACGCCGACAGGAAGGAGCTTGGATTACTACCTAGAGGCATGATTGCTACCTATGTTGTAACGGGTTGCACATTCAAATCTATATTTCTCAAACCCGAAAGCTTATTTGCTCTTGGTGCTATATCACCGCTCTCGATTCCGAATCGTCGTCTCAACTGGTCTAGGAGCTGCCTTGTAAACGACTGCCCCTCCAGTGCTTCTGGCGAAATAGCGAATTGGTTACGCTGGGCGAGAGCCCGTCTTGAAATTCCACCACCGAAGTTTCTACCAAACCGTGCGGTAGTAGCGTTTCGGAAAGCCGTATTCATAATGTCGTTTGCGTTGAGTCCCAGATCGCCAATGTTCTGTCGAAGATTGGTGACGCCCTGATCTGAAAGATCCTGAATCGCTGAGAGGTTCTGGTTCGTGTTGTAGTTACCCCACTTTTTATATCGGTCGCCACCACCCGCTTTGATGAGATCAAGGTGTTCTTGGAACGACCGACCTTCGGTGATGTTCGTGTCGCCGCCGAATCCGTAAAGATTGGCAGCGTTCAATGCGTACTGAGCCTGGACGTCTTCAAAACGATTTGCTCTCCACTGATCGTGTGGAGATCGTGCGTCCATGCCACCAAGTCCGATCGACTTCAAATACATAGCCTTGTATAAGTCAGGGTCCGATCTGAGATCCGCAAGCGAAGTATCGTCGGGGTCTGCAAGTCCCGGATCTAGTACTCGGTCCTTGGGATCAAAAAGAGGCGGAGGAGTCATGGTACTTTCCTATTGGACGGGTGGCGCTTCGCCGCCACCTTGTAGTTGTGCAACGAACTGTTCAGCTAATTCTTGCTGACCATTCTGCACTAATATTTCGATAATTTCATCTATTAGAGTAGGACCAGGCTCCACTTGACCGGATAATGCCCCTGCCAGTTCTTCCATAAGTTCCTGCTCACCGATAGCTTCAAGGACCTGGAAGACCTGCTCGAGGATATTCATTTCCTGCTCGGTTGGAACAGGAGCTTCCTGTGGTTGTTCAGCCCCAGGAGGCGGAGCCTGTTGCTCTGCTGCTGCGAGGTTTTCACGATTAGAGAGTTCTAATCCCTGTGCATATTCAAGCACGAGTTGAGCGCCTTCCTCATCTCCGGCACGTTGCATGGCGTCAGCCTGCAAACGCATTTGGATCGGAGGCAACATCTTTCCTTGCTGGACGAGAACACGGTCATCTTCCAGATCAGGGTTCGGAGTCTGAATAATATCCTTCCGAACAGTCCGCATGGATAGAATCGGCGGGTTCTGCTGATCGCCCCGCGAAGCAGCAAGCGCCATATTGATTTCGGTTTCCTGGTCACGCGGTAGTCGGGGCTCTACTTTGACCTCGACGATCCAGTCCCGTTTTAGTTCTGACGGCTTATATTCGTTGACAAAGTATTCCTCGGTTTTTGGATCGTTCCCGTGGAGTTGAATTTTCTTGGTTTTGCGAGCCGGATTAGCGAATTGTGTGAGAAGTTCTTCACATAACCACTGATACGCCTCTTGAACTAGGGAAGTTCGTGGGGAATATGCTGATCTGGTGTTGTCTATTCGTATGGCGAGCGCCCGACCTGATTCGGCTGCACCCGACGTACCACCATAGGACAGGGGGTAGGGAAGCGTTGACGACTGCCAATCATGGTCGAATACGGACAGGATTGCAGCCGTTTCAGGTGGAGCAGACGGCAATACCAGTGGGGTGATTTCCTCATCTTCAGAGATCGGGATCTCTATGAATGAGGCATACGGATCGCCCTTGATTTTCTTTTTACCGTTCTTGGATTTGTGAACGAGTGATCCAGCAACGGCCCGTTTAGCGGTATCCATTAGCTGAGAGATATATCTATTGCGAGGCTCGATGATGCCCTTTGGAGTTGTCCATACGGACTCACCCTGGAATTCGAGCGTGTTGATCGATTGCGATCCAGCACCTTCAAAGTCTTTGGTCTGAATGTCAGGCATATCGCCGACGTTACCGATCCATGCAGGTACGTGACCGATGCCGTGGTCGACAGGATCTTTCAAGAACTCGCCTGAATCGAGAATTACACAGTTCTTTTCTTCACTCCAGAAGTCGGTAATCATCGCATCGGCTTTACCGATCACGACGCCGTATTCAGCATGGACCTGCGCTCTAGTAGCCTTTCGTTGATACGCAATCCAGAGCGGTCCTTTCGGGCCATCTTCCCAGGTAACGTGCATCATGTCCCAAACAGAGACCTCGAAAATCGTATCCTTCTCGCCTTTTGGCACATAGACCAAGCAGCGGATTGCGACCCAACCACGTAAGCAAGCCATAAATCCGAGGGCGCGTCGTAGGGCTTTGACCCGTTTCTTACGATTTATACGATCGACGTCGTTGAGGGCTCCAATTAAGTACAACTCAGCCGAGTTTGCGGCGTCTCTCTCGGCGCGATCAGCGTTTTCTTGCGTCTTGATATTGATCGTGAGGTTCGCCTGGTTGATCCCGTGAAGGATCTTGTCGAAAAAGTTCTTGGGAGCTGTTGACGTATAGGACTCATATCCGGCCTTTGCCTCGTATTCATCTTGGCGATATATGTCAAAATCCTCGTCCATCCTAGTCCGAAGTGCTTCCATTTCGGATTGCTTCGCCTTTATGGCAAGCATGATGTCTTCCGGCTTATCCCAGAGGCCTGGCTCTACGTTCTTTTCAGCATCTTCGCCGGCTTCCTCGGCGCGAGTTTGTGCGACTTTGTCTTTATTCGACTTCGCTCTTGCCTTTGCCGTCGTCTTAGGTTTTGCTTTGTAGCCAGTTTCTTTAGCCAAGTTTATGAACCTCTGTGACTTCTGAGTATGCCGATGCGTCTTTACGGAGTTGCCATGCAATGCCTACTGCGATCGGATAGTCGTCGTTGCCACCTTCGATGGCTTCGATTCGACCGTTTTTATCAGGATTACGGATTACGGACATGAAATCTCCGATTCCGTCCTTAGAAAATAATATAACCAGGCGTTGCTTGATTGCTTCGATCAATTCACCGTACAAGAGATTCCGAGTGCGTTCGTCAGTATGCCACCCGTGGATTCCTGAGTCTTGCCCACTCGGCGTCTGGCGCTCTGAAAGGTTCGTGTATCCGAGTTCTTCGGCTTTACGAATCGTCAATATGCCCCAATCGTTATCTTCTATACCCCAAACAGGGTCCCAATAACGCTTGAGTAAGTTTACCGACATTCTTGCAAATTCTTCTGGAGATAGTAAATTTCCCACAACATCAGCTACGACAACGCCGGTCTGTATATCAACAACGGCAGTAACCGCCCTGTCGCCACCAGTGCCGTGAGCGGTATCTGATCCAGCTGTGTAGGTATGACCGACTTCTGGAAGCTGGAAGATCCTGATAGCACCGTTCTCGTCAGTTTCGACAGGATCTCGGGCAGAATCGAGCATTGATCGAAGAATATCGGGGTCAAATGCTGCCATGACTCTGGACGGCGAAAGGGCTTCTTCCACGGAGTTCGGGTATTCCTGCTCCATGTAGAGGTCGGCAGACATTTCCGCTGTATCAGGTGCTTCGGATTTGACTTGGTCGTACCAGTCCTGGTCTCGGGATGGTCGAACTTTCCAAGAGTAGAACGTAGCAACAAAGCCATTAGTCTTGCGACGCATGGCGTTTTCGTCGCCGATCTCCCAAACCTTGCGAGCATTTCGGAAAGTCTCTTTGAACAACGACAACATTTTCTTTTTGTTGACGGTTGAGATCTGAATAAGCTGACCATCTCCACTATCGATGGTCGGCTTTACAGCTGCGAAGTTGGCATCGATGTTCTCATGGAAGTCAGCCTCGTCCTGAATAACCAGTGCAGCAGTTTCCGATCGTCCAGCCTTCTCGGTTGAGGGTAGGGCGCTTATCTTCGCCTTCATGCCTGGGAATTCGATCGTAGTCGAGTTGTCGAGTCCGATCGATTCTTGGAGCCATTCCGGCAAATTATCCCAAATTTTATGGATTTTCCCGAGTAAAGCAGTTGCTTCACCTTGTCCTTGCGAGAAGATCAGCACTACGGCTCCCTCGTGGTACATGGCGAACCAGAGAGCGTATGCAGCGATAAGCCAGGAAAGACCGACCTGGCGAGCCTTCATTATGTTGAGAAGGCGGTGCTGGCCTAGCAAATCGATCATTTCAGCGAGATTCGGCCACATCTCGAAGTCGATGACGCCTCCGCCCGACCCAAATGCGTCGGGCGGCTCGGTTATCTTGACGATCGATGACGGTAGTTGTCCGTCATCTCGATCGATTTGTCTGCTTACGAAGTCCTTAAATGAACGAGCAGCCAGTTCTCGTTCGATCTCTTTTTTAGTGAATTGGACTTCGGTAGTCATTTAGGAAGACTACTTGTTCGCAGCAGCGGCTAGCAAATCGTCGACTGTAATTACTTCCGTATGCGAGCCCTGAGTCTCACGGATCGTAGTGCAGGTAGGGCCACTACAGTTGTTCCAGTCGCCATGCGTTAACTGTTCGATCTTCGCTTTGAGATCCACGATCTCTGCTTCTAGTTCGGATTTTTTTGCCATGATGGCCTTTCAAATGGTGGCCGACGCCCCGCATGTGCGAGGACCTGGAGGTTACACACAAGACGCCGGCGCAAAATAGTAGCGGGTACGGGACTCGAACCCGCTACAGCGTCAGATTACCACGTACTATCTCGAACCGGCTGATCTTCGGGCCGGTCAATCGGTCCAATCTCGTCATACGGGTTATACCCGGACGAACCATCTTCTGGATACAACTGGTCTTCTAAACCAGGACAAGGGCATTCAAAGGCGTGTAACCAGTGAACTGAACACCATTTGTCGTCACAGTTGTCGCATTGCACCCATCTAGCGTCTGCTTCAGGTGGATGTAACCGTTCTCCGTCAAATTGAAGGGGTTTGAGTACCAATTTTCACACTCCAGATGGCTTTGTCGAGTCGATTAGTTGGGCAGCCATGATCTCGTCGGCGTGAGGCTTGCAAAGCATGATCCCTATACGGAACGAAAGCGATTTACCTATCGTTATTCCATGAAAAGCACCGACCTCGTCGCCACAAACGACCGGCTCAACGTCAGGTGTGAGCTCGCCAAGCAACGCCATGCAGCCATATTCCCAATCACCGCCACCTGGTACACCTGGACTAGTCATTTGAACGATGATCCCCGCCAGAACACCACTTACAAATAAGAGAACCATCCTGGTCCTTCACATTGAACTTACAAGGACACATAGGACACGAACAACGATTAGGACGATCCGAATTCAACGGCATTTGTAACCTCCAGGGCTAACAAGTAAGAACACATCATACAGGCTCAAATAATTTCAACTTCGCACCAGGACGCCAACCACAATAAACACAAGACACTACATCTTCGTACCGAGTATCTTGGCCCCACCGCAATATTCCCACACATCTCGGACAACTCTCAAGCCCCGAAACGTCCTCAACGATTACATCGCTCATCCGCAATCTCTTTTGGTCGCCTCTTGTATCGACTTTTGACGATCTCGGACTCACTTCGACTTCTTCTCCTCTAAAGCGCCATTGGGAAACTGACGGTTTCCAGCGGTTTCCAATGGTTGACCGTTGGTTTCCCGCGGGTGACTGCTGGTTGGTTATCGGCACGACACACATCCTTTTTTAGACTCAGATTTTGTGGGCAGAATTCGGACGGACAGATTCTTCGTTCATCACGAACCTCCAGCTAAAACTTCCTGCCACGCCACCAACTCGTTCAAGCGGTCAGCAACAGACAACGTCGCAAGCACCTGGGCCACTGCAATCGAATCAGCAACACTCGGCACACCACTCGGAGCACCTTCCAGGCCAAGAGCCAGCGACTCACGGGCAGTCCTAACCAGTTCTTTGTAATCCATAACAACCTCCAGGGGTTTTAGAACAGAAAATTGTGGAGAAAAAAAGTGGGTTCATACCTATAACGCAGGCTCGAAGGTGCGCGGGGGTGGGGGGGTCAAAGGTGCCGCCACTAGGCATCGAACGCCCCCGAATCCAACGACTTCCGCAGTTCCTCAGTCGTTAGCACGGCCAGTTTCGCCGTGTCGTGCGTTTGAATCAGGACGTTGGTACTCCCGTCCTGAACCATCCCAAGCGTCCGGGCAAGCGTCACCAACGCCGCGTGTTTGTCGTGCAGTTTGATGCTCGTTCCGTTCGCGTCCGTTTTGACCGAGGCGACCGCTCGCAGCATGGCCGGGTTTACGCCCGAGAGATCAAGCACAGGGAGCCCGGCACTATCAATAGTTATGTAGTCCCCCATGTCAGCAAAGGCCAGCGCGGCCAGTTCCTGCGCCACCCGTTCCGGGGTCACGTCCACAAGGTGCGCCAAACTCGCCCGGATCCGGGCTATCTCCGCCTTAACCGCATCAATCCCTAACAGCC